ATTTCTAAGTCTTTCAATGAATCTTGTAAACTTTACTTCATCTCTGGATATTTCTTGAGCTCGTCCCAGAACAAACCCAGATTCAGATTCTAATCTTGATACAGGAACATTAAGAGACTTGTAAAGTTTTTTCTGGAAATATTCAACATCAGCCAGTTCACCAAGATTTTCTCCGCCCGGTAGTGTGGTAATCTCTGTTCCTCTTCCACCCTCTCTTCGTGGCAACCAGTAATCTTCTAGCATTGATTGGTGTTTACGGTCATCTCTAACTTCACCAGTGTTTGCATCATAGACCAGTTTGTTTTTGTAACGAGTCATGATATCTTTAAGATATTGTTCTGCTTTTTGTTTTGGAAGGTTACCAACATCAATGTAGAAAATTCTTCGTTCTGGTGCTCTTGAAATACGATAGATGACTACCGAATCTTCAATCATTCTTAATTGATTAATAGGTTTGATTGCTTTATGGAGATATGAAAGAACCATTCTCTTGTCTTCATTCAATAATCCTGAATGACAGTACGCAACGGAATCTGATGCAATTCTCATTACTTGACCACCCTGTTTACCATCCATACCAGCTTCATTGAATGCAAAATAGTCTTCAACTCTGGGCATTAAAGTGGGTTCACTTGGATCTTTTGGTGGGAGAATTTGACGAACTTTTCTAATCTTGAGCGCGTCAATTGGTCTGAGTTCTAGAATACCTTTTTTTGGATTTTCGGGGTCTATTATGATGTGATAATAAAGTCTTCCATCAACATACCATTTTCGGAAAGTATCAAATCCAGTTTCATTAAATTTCAACAGACTTACTATTTCTCTAAAATTTTCGCCTATTTTTGTTTTAATGTCTGGTGAAATATTAACATTGGAAAGATTGAGGGAAACTGGGGCTTGTTCTCTGTCTGAAACAACAGCATCATTTACTATGTCATCTATTGCAATTTCCGCTTCTGGGAAAAGTGACATAGTTCTATATCGTAGAATTAATTCCGCTTCATTCTTTGCAGAACCTTCCATATCCAGATAGGTAGCGTAGGCACCGCCAGGTGTTCCTGCTACATCTATTGCACCATCTTCTGATTCGGGGAGTGTAAAGGAAAGACGGTCTTGCTGTTCCTTTTCTTTTTGTGTTCTTCCAATTGTAAAACCAAATAATTCAACGGCCATATACTACTCCAAAAGTCAGGGACTGAGCGCCCCCGGCCCCTAGTTAGATTAATTATAATATAAAATAATAAAGTGATTATGTAACTACTGCAGTGCTTCCTGCTAGTGAAGTCCAATAATCATACGCAAATTCAACAGTAAATTCTTCAATGGTGTCGTTTGATCCCCATTCAAGAGCAATTTCACTCACATTAACTGGAAAAATATTTACAAACTTATATGTTTGTAGTGCTGTTTCACTACTTTTTGAATATTGTTTTACAAGCGCCTCTCCATAAAGAGCCGCGTTAGCTCCACCTTCACTGGCTGCACCAAAATTTGATAGGTTGTTGGCATGACCACCCATTAAAACCATCCACTTTTCCATGGCATTTCTAACTTCAAACCCTTCATCATTTATTATGGTAACGCTCCAGTTGTCAAATGTTTTATTTCCGGGCACTTTAACCACTCTACCAAAATAAGGAACTTCTACAACTCCAACCGTCATTGCTGGAATTGCTGAGGCTTTACATGCAAAGGTAAACTCAGAAGAAGTAAGACCAATCTCTGGAAATGAAACTAATTGAACATCAAACAGATTAGGACGTGCACCAGAATTATTTAATGCTCCACCTCTAAATTTAGTTATTGAAAAGGGCATTGTTATTTCTCCCCGATGACAAAAATTGAAGATGTGATGGGAAAGTCTTTTTTACAAGTGCTGCCTTCGCATGCCATCGTCTTCCCCCATCTATAAAATGTGTTATATACTATTATTTATACTACTTTTTTAACCAATTACTTCTGCGAAATCAACTCCGCTACGAACAGCAACAAAGTTTAGTTGAATAAAGTTGATAGAACGATTTGGTTTAACATAAATGTCACCTACAAATTCGTTACGGTCAACTACATCACCAGTATTATTTGAAGCATCACAGACAACTTTAAAATCTGTAATACCATCACGGCCTTGAACATTTCTCAAGAATGGTTCTACCGCACCAACAAACTGAGCTCTTGTGAAAGCATCGTTGAATTCAAATAGTTGTGCTCGTGCAAACCTTGAAATAGCTTTTTCAAGAATAATGAAAAGCCTTCGTACATTAATTCTATCAAATGCAGAAGGTTTTGCAAGAAGAGTCTTATCACCAAATAAAACAGTTCCAGAACCCATAAATGTTGTTACAGGATTAACACCGTTCTTATAAAGTGTGTCTCTTTCAGATTTTCTTGGATTAAAAGGAAGTTTTATTACATTTCTGAAATTTCCTCTATTAAAACCAGCGGGAGAGAACCATGCATCTCTGTTTGCTTCTGTAGCAGCAGTGACACCTGCGGTATCTCCATTAAGAGGAACGTAACGATAAATATCATTGTACTTATCGTACTGATATTTCCAACCAGAATCAAGAACTGCGTAAGAAGAAGACCCTAGATTATTTCTAAAATCAACTACATCATCAGCTTCACTTCCTTCATTATTGACAACATCACCCTGTTCTGGTGAAAGGAAAGCTACAACATCTTTTCTACCTTCAGCGATTGCAATGAGTTGAAGCGCGACTGTTGCAGAAGCTTCTCCACCGACTATTAGTCCGATATCTACTTCTTCCGCATCTTTAAACTTATTAAATGCAGTGATTTTATCTCCATCAGAAGGAGCAGTACCATCAACTCCACCAGATAAACTGAGAGTTTTAAGTAGATTACCAGTAGCAGCACTTGACATAAATTCTGTTCCAGAGGCCGCAACACTTCCCCATGCAGAGACATCAGCACCAGCAGTTGTATAAGCATCACCCAAAGCATCATGATCCATCCACCAAACATATTTTGATTTACGATTTATAGCATCAACGTAATACGCCGATGTACCATCTTCAAATTTTGCACCCTTTGCGATAGAAACACCAGTATAAGTTTCTAATCCTGTTTCTCTTGTTCCTGTCCACTCTCCATCTTCATCCATAACTACAACGTGTACTTCATCATAGAGAGCACCTTTTGCAGCAGAATGGTCTGTAGTTACTGGTTCTTTATCAAAAACACCAGCATATTCCCATGTTCTTGAATGAGTTTGTGCTGTTGCAGTATTAGTAAATGCAAGATTAACTGTCATTGAAGAAGAATTTGTTACTGCTGTAACTCTTCTTTCTTCACCATTAACCTTGATAATATCACCAGCAGTATATTGTCTGGTGAAAGAAGTGGTGGCTGTGTGTCCAGCAGTTGCAGTTGTTGCTGCAACTGTTGCAACATTAGCAGTAACCGCTACAGTTCCTAACATATTTTTTGATGGTTCTGCAAATGGTGATCTCTTGTAACGTACAGTTGCAGCTGCACTAATAGCACCTGTGTGTGGATCTCTATCTACAGTTCCTGCAGTATTACTTGTAATTGTAGCAACAACAAAAGTATTAGAACTAACAAAAATTACATCTCCGACTCTAAGTTCAGTACCAGCTAATGTACTAGTTCCTGTGAAGGATTTGTCTGTTGCATGAACTGCGTATGTTCCTGTCAAAGCAACGTCTGAGTTTCCAGCAACCACTGTATTTCCAGATGCGAGGTTAGCTCTTGTTGGGCCACAAAGGGAAACTTTAAGACTGTTTCCTAAATCTCCACCCCACTTAGCAGACCAATCACCTTGTGCAGTTACTGGTGATCCTTCTTGTTCTGAGTATGTGGCTTGATAATGTGATGTGTTTGAAATTAAAACAACAGTTCCACTTGCAGAAGCGTTCTTCATTGCTGTGTTTGAAGTCCTTACAACATGAAGTGCACTTGAATACGTTAGAAAGTTTGCTGCTGTTAAAAATGAAATATATGTGTTTGCGTCAGGAGATTGAAATGTTTCCACCAATAAATCTTCTGAATCAATCAAAGTTACATCATTGACTGGGCCCCATCTAAATGCTCCTGCGAAACCAGCATCTATTGAAGAAATGCCAGGCACGATAGTTGTTAAGTCAATCTCAGATGTGTTTACGCCGGCCGATACTTGAAAAGGCATGTCATCTCTCCTAATTTTAGTTAATTAATACAAAGTTATGTTATTATGATTATTTATAAAAACCCCAAACTCTGTATTTTAAGTATTTATTGAGATATAAATACTTATATGAACACGCGGAGGTAACATGAAAGAAATTGAACGCTTTTTAACAAAGATAGATAAAAACACAGGAAGTGGATGTTGGACATGGAAGGCTTCAAAAACACAACAGGGATATGGAATGTTTTCATATCAAGGGAAATCTATACCTGCACATAGGTTTTCTTATCTACATCATAAAGGAGAAATCTCTTCAGGATATATCGTACATCAAATTTGTGGTCAAAATTCGTGTGTGAATCCAGAACACCTAATAGTATGTACAAAATCTGAATCTAGATTAGACTACAACTCTACAAGAGTACATCCAGATGCTAAAAAATTACTCCAAGATATAAGACACGATAAAGAAGAGTCTGATGCAGATTTTGGATTTGGATCAGATGTTTAAAAATAACTTCTTTGTGAAGGTGATACTTCCCACGTTTGACCTGTATTGTCCGTATAGGTATCTTCCTCTAGACCATCATCAATAATACCAAATGGAAGCATATCCTGCTCAAACTGTTCTTCATAATCTTCATACATTTTTTGTCTAAGGTCAAGGTCTGTCATATCTTTGAAGTATCTTTGTTGAACCAACCAAGCAAAGATTACTAGTGTCATTGCAAGGTCATCATGTGACCCTTCTTCTGCTTCAAATGAATTGTGTCTAGATGCAAACGTAGTCAATTCAGCAATAGTCTCAAAGTCTGGAACTATTAACTTATCTGTTTCAATCATCTCCTTCAGAGTAGCACATCCTATTCTCTTGAGTTGTTTACTAGTTCGTATTCCAAGTTGAATATTTTTGGAAAAACCACCCCCAATTTGTTGACCTGCTCTACCCTTCATAGAAGTTATCATAACATTTTCATATTCAAGGTCATAATGTAAAGCTTCTGCCACCTGTGAACCCATATCGTTTATTTCTAGTAGAGTGAAGGCAGTATTATACTTCATTCCTACTTGATATATGATATTTGGATATAACATAGGTGAAATTTTATTATCTCTATACTTTGCAACTTGTCGATATGGTATCTGTGAAACATCGAAAACAGAGAATGCTGAAAAATCTTGTCCTTTTCCTTGAGCTGTATCCACAATCATACAGTATGTGGCTTTCTTGATTGGTTCTTCATAAACATCAATATTATTTTTTGAGAATATGGGCTTTTTGAATACCATAGACCTTAATTTTGATGGATCTATAAGAGTGTGAGTCGAGCCCAAAAATTCACAAAGAAACTCTTGATTGAATTGTGTCTCTGAAGTATTTTTGATTGTTTCTAGTTTCCACTTCTCATCTCTACCTGGCACTTGTGTATAGTGTACTTCAATTGGAATGTAGTTGTTACGTTTCTCTTCTGCATCTACCCACATTTTATAAAAGAGGTTCATACCTAATGGGGTTGAAACGATAAACACTTTGGTAGTTTCACCAGAAGATATGGTAGGATAAACAGAGGTAAAGAATGATTCGGCGATGGTGTTTGGAACGTGTGCGAACTCATCAAGAAAAATGATGTTGAAAGAAGAACCTCGAACAGCTGAACCAGAAGTCGCGGATGCAAGAATCTTTGAGCCATTTTCTAGCTCAATATTTCCCTTATTCCAAACTGTCACACCCTGTTGAAGAAACTTTGGTAGATGTTCGTATGCCAACTGTAATCGTGACAGAAGTTCTCTAGCAACAGCACCCTTGTTTGCAAGTATTGCCACGTTAACTTCTGGATTAAACAGTACAAAGTGTAGTAAATATGATATGATGGTAGTTGATTTACCTGTCTGTCTAGGCATTTTACATATCACAAATCTTTCATCATGAAAATGATTTACCATGTCCTCTTGAAAATCCCACATATCAAATTTTACAAGGCCTCTATCAACATTCACAATTTGAACATAATTTTTGATAAAGTATAGTGGAGATTCCATACACTTCTTGTACTCTTCAACTGCTTCAGGTGTCCAATCTACACTGACACCTACACCCTTTAGATTGGGATTTCCGAGGTAAGACTTTGTTCCCATCACTCTTCTTCATTTTCTTTTATGGCCATCCCCTTCTTGAGAAACTTTTGTAATTCTGCCGTGGAACCAACAAAAAGATTATTAGATACATTTTTAGGGCCAGAAGTGTCCTGTGAAATATCCTTTTTAGCCTTATGTAAATTTAACAATTCTTTATTCGTTTCAGTAAGTTTTCCGATTAACTGTCCGAAAACTTCCATCGCGCGGGGGTGTTCTGAGCTTTTGGCGATTTCAAGCATTTCCTCCAAACCATCCTGTCCTCGTTCTATGAGGTTGTAAAGGTTTTCTCTTGCATACTGGAAATCTATTTCACTATCGCCACTATCATCAGCCGAGATAACAGGAACAAAACGCTCTGTCTTAATGACTTCCTTCTTAGGTTTTTCTATAATTCCTAAAACTTCATCTAAGTGGTCATCCACATTCATAGGCATTACATCTCTCATGTTGCTATATCCGTACCAGTTGTTGGATCATTGTGTTTACCTTCATCAAAAAATTCAAAAGTTTCTGAGAAACCATAATCGGTGTCAGCTGTTGCAGAAAGGGGTGCAGGAACAACTGTATAACGAGATTTGATTGTAGCATCTTGTACACCATCAGTAGT